GATGGCGTTTATATTGAACGTAAAAGCCTAGCCGATCTAATCGGGACAATGAGCGACCGCGTAATAGAGCGTAAGGGTGGTGATGATTCAAATTATAATCGTTTCCGGCGTGAAGTGGAGCGGGCGGCGGAGTTGGGACATTACATAGTGATGTTAGTAGAAGAGTCGTTGGATAACGCACTTCATTATAACGAATTACCTAAATACAAATTTAGTAAAATTCTTCCAGCGCATACCTTCAAACAAATTCGTGATTTACTACACGATTTTGAGAATTTTCAAATTCTTTTTGTAAACGGGCGCGAAGAGGCTTCTAAGGCCGTTGTTAAATTATTGGCCGCTGGAAATTCTTTACGTAATATAGATTTACAGTATGAGTACGATATTAAACGTTTAACGCTTTCTTGACATGTGGATTCAAGGTAATAACAACATTAGAAAAGTTTCCAGAACAACCCAAGATTTCCTTAATTTACAAGGGGAATTAACGGAAGAGGAAGCGCGGGCGACTTTGGCGGAGTTTTTGTATAATAATCCAGCTATGATGCTGGATATGGTGGGAGATATTGAACTACTTCCTTTCCAAGAGATTGTTATTAAGGGGTGGATGCAAAACAATTTCTCTTTAGCTGTATGGGGACGTGGCTTGGGTAAAACTCTAGTTTATAACCATACTAGTATTTTACTTTCTAAAGAACATGGGTTAATTACTCTCCCGAATCTCCTTCCCAATATTGATTTCTCAAAAGAGGGGTGGGTAGATATTCCAGATACGTATCTCTGGAACGGTAGCGGTTGGCAGCTAACAAGTAAAATATATGTTCAGCCGCGAAAACATTGCCAAAAAATTGTTACCCGCGACGGTTATGAACTCAGTGGCTCAACGCGCCATTTAATTAAAGTTTTAAACCCAGAAACTCTTAACGTGGAGTGGAAAAGGTATGGCAATATAAAAATTGGAGACTATGTTTGCATCAGTGGAAATGACGAAGCTGATTGGGGTGGTGAACCGACGGAGCAGGATTTGGACGACGCGTATTCATCTGGTTTAATAGAAACGAAAAATATTCCAAGAAAATTTCTTAAAAACAAATCTCTTTTAAGGAATTTCTTGATTGGGCTTTTTGAAAATAATAGTTCTGTAACTCAAGATTATATTCGCTATCGCGCAACATTTAAAGGTCTTACGCATCAAGTTCAAGTAGCTTTATTAACCTTTGGCGTTTTTTCTGAAAGGATCGGCGGGGATTTGGTTTTTGATGTGAATAATTTTTCCGAAAAATTTAATCCTGACGACGCGAGTACAAGAAATAAAAACGCGCCAATTTTAATAAAAGATAACGAAAATTTCTTTTTCTCCCCCGTTAAAGAGATGTCGTTTTTCGACCACGATTGTATTGATTTTAATGTCCCGCATGGAAATCAATATTGGTCAAATGGTTTTATAAGTCACAATACTTTTACAACTTCATTGTTCGTAATGCTTTGGGCTTTATTCAACCCAAACAATCGTATAGTAATCGTTTCAACAACCTTCCGCGTCAGTCGCAGCATTCTTGAACAGATTGAAAAATTTATCAAGAATAAAAACGCGCCTCTACTTAAAGCGTGTTTTCCAGATGATATTCGACGCGGCACGGATGAATGGCAATTAAAACTTCCGAACGGAGCGACAATTCGTTGTTTACCCCTTGGCGATGGTACGAAAATCCGCTCTATCCGCGCAGATACCTTAATTGTTGACGAATTCGCTTATGTTCCCGAGGGTGTTATCGCCGAAGTTTTGCAACCGTTCTTAGTAGCCAATAACGATATTAAAGAGCGTCGTAGGTTAGAACGTCTTGAAAGCGAGAAGATTGCGAAAGGCTTAATGAGAGAGGAGGATAGAACGAAAATTGAGGAAAACATTAAAGTGGTTTTCTTAAGCTCTGCCTCATATCAATTCGAGCATCTTTACAAACGCTATTGTAATTGGGTTGGTATGATTACAGACGACAAGATGAAAGATGACATTATCAAGTCTGGTTCTTCATATTGCGTCACCAGAATGAGTTACGAGGCCGCGCCAGAAGGGCTTGTTAAAACAAAGGCTATCGAAGAAGCTCGCCAAAGCACTTCCGAAGCTGTTTTCGACCGAGAATATCGTGCAATTTTCACGGCTGACAGTGGCGGCTTTTTTAAAATGTCTAAGATGGTGGAATGTACTATTCCAGACGGTGATGATCCAACGCTAGAACTTGTTGGCGAGAAAGGCTTTGAATATATTTTGGCGATTGACGTTGCCTTATCTGGCGCTGATAACTCCGACCATTTCGCCATGTGCGTTTTGAAATTGGTGACGAGGGAAACCGATAAAAAGGTTATTCCAATGGTTGTTCATACCTATGCGGTGGCGGGCGCGGATTTAAAAGATCACATTACGTATTTTCACTACCTCGTCACTCGGTTTAATATTGTTTATATCGCGATTGACGCCTCCCAAGGCGATAACGTAGAGTTCCTTAACGCTTCAGTTCAATCAGAAATGTTTAAGCGTTCTAAAATAGAACTTTGTGACTTAGACGTTGATTTTAAAAAGGATAATTTCACGGAATGGCCGGAATTAATTAAAAGAAGTTATAATAAGACGATTGGGCGAATCGTTCAGAAACAGCCGTTTAATGCTCCGTGGCAGCGTGCCGCGAACGAATATTTACAGGGATGTTTTGATAGAAAAGACGTTTTATTTGCGGGTAAAATCGCCGCGAATAACCGCGCCGCCGCCTCCGCTTATTCTTATAGCGTGCAAAGTCTTGGAATTGAGTCCTGCGCAGAATTCGCGGACATGAGCCCCAAACAGCTTATCGAGAATCAGGACTCCCTGATAGATATGACAAAGAAGGAATGCGCGTCTATTAAGGCTAGCATCACCGATTTGGGAACAATGCAATTTAAATTACCGCAAAACGTTCGTCGCTCTAGCGGGCCAAATCGTATGCGCCGCGATAGTTATTCAGCCTTGTTTTTGGGAGTCTGGGCCGCTAAAATGTATCTTGAGTCGAAAACTGTAGAGCAAAAGTGTGCGATACCGGATTTTCCATATCAATTTGTTGATCCGTACCAGCCGGGGTGGTGATTTTTGAAAATTTTGGTTTCAGCCTAATGCAAGTTTCAATTAAAAATGAAACATATTGAAACCGGATTTTTTCAAAAGTCAACTAATTCTGACAATTTCTGACTTTGTATGGAAAAGTCGCTGAGAAATTGTGTAAAAGCGTATAACGACTTTTATCACAATGCCGCGACAATATACAAAACGGAATTTAGAATATTGGGAATCCCGCAAGAATGATGGCGCGGCTTATGTAGAGGTTTCAGCGCCTCAATCGGACTTTAAAATGCCCGATATTAACTATGCGGCTACCCATATATCTACGGCAGCCACCGCCCCCGTAGGAGTTTATTCGAGGGGTGTAAGAACGAATCAACCCGGCACCGCATTAAACGCCTTTGAAAATATTAAGGCGATGCCCTTGCCGTGGCAGAATTATAACGGTAATAGGGAATATACTGGTATTTCTGACGCTATCGACCTGTGCTCAAGGGCTTATTACGGCGTGCCTATTGTACGCAACGCTATCGAAGTCGCTGTAGAGTTTTCCAGTCAGCCACTCTATATAAAGAGCGATAACCAGACCGTTAAGACATTTTTTGAGGAATGGTTACAAGCCGCTCAAATTAATAAGTTAAAACAACAGTTTTTCCGCGAGTATTATCGTTCCGGTAACGTGTTCTTGTATAAGTTTAGCGGAAAATTCGGCGCTTCGTATTACAAGAACTTTCAAACATCTTTTGCTGCTAAGGAAAATCGTATTCCGATTCGTTACGAACTTTTAAATCCGTCAAACGTGTTCGTGCCGACGGGTATTGCGGCCCCCTACTCCTATGTTCGCTTACTTTCAACGTATGAAATTGAGCGTTTACGCCATCCTATCACCGAGCAAGACAAACAGGTTCTCGCCGATTTACCAAAACAAATTAGAATGGAGATCGAGAAGACGGCGACTTTCCCACTTGGCCTTTATATTCCGCTTGACCCAGAACGCCTCCGTTTTGCGTTCTATAAGAAACAGGGGTACGAGCCTTTAGCAGTTCCAATGGTTTATCCGGTACTTCCGCTTATCGAATGGAAGTTATCCCTTCAAAAGATGGACAAATTTATGTCCAATCTTATCGAGCAGATTCTTCTTCTCGTTACGATGGGCGAATCTCCATCTAAAGAAAACGGCGGAAACGGGCTTAATCAAAACAACATGGTTAATCTCCGTAATGTTTTGGCTAATCCCTCGGTTTCCCGCGTTATCGTGGCGGATTGGACTGTAAAAGCGGAATGGAAAGTACCCGATCTCTCTGCTCTTGGGCCGGAGAAGTATCAGATTGTAAATGAAGATATTCGTGAGGGATTACAATCTATTCTGACGGGCGATGACAAATTTGCCAACGCGCAGATTAAGGCGAAAATCTTTATTCAGCGTTTACAGGAAGGTCAGAATGAGTTTTTGCAAAGATTTTTAATTCCTGAAATTCAACAGATTTGCGACACAATGGGGTTCCACACTGTGCCGGAAGTCGGATTCCAAGAAATGAATCTTCAGGACGAAACCGTTCTTGACCGCATTTATGCGCAACTTGGTCAGATGGGCGTACTTACTCCCAAAGAAATCATCAAGGCTATTGAAACCGGTATTCTACCGGACGAGGGTGAATCGCTTAAAAACCAAGAGGAACTTAAAAAGTTACGCGACAAAGGCTTGTATATGCCGGCCACGCCCGGTCAACAAAGCGCGGGCCAAGGGGGGCGCCCCCCTGGTACGAGCGGAATTCCTCAAACGACAAAGAAGATTTCTCCCATCGGGACTACATCCGGTTCTGAAACAAAATTCTCTATGACAGGGCTAATTGAGAGTATGAAAGAGACGGAAGCTGTTGAGGAGAAAGTTTTAGCGACACTAAAGAAAAAGTTTAAGGTAAAAGAGTTGAATGACGCGCAAAAGAACGTGGCGCATATACTTACCAAGTCAATCATTACTATTTACCCACGAAGCAAATGGCATGATATGGTGAAGGCGAGTGTCGATGCGCCGCCTTTGATTCCAAATGATATAGCCAGCGAAATCGTTGATATTTGTAATGAATACAAAGTTGATGATTGGCAGGCCGCGATTCTTCGCCATTCAAAACTGTGAAAGATAAAACTTCATGAAAAGCCCGAATAAGAAAGTTAAAAAGATAGATTGGAGCTTAAACGGGCTTCTCAAAGAAGCGGAGAAATTGTCTAAAAAAATGGAGACACTGGGCGCTGAAATAGAATATTTTGGCAGAACCAATAAAAACGAAGCGATGCGCCAATATGGGAACGATTTGATATATCGCTCCGAAGTTATTCTTGAGCGTTCTAAAGAAATCTATAAAGAAACGGAAAAATAATAATTAGTGCGTTTTTTCGTGTAAAATACGTAAAATAACGTCGCTATGGATTTATCTAAATACCGTTTCCGCTCTGAGTTCCAGAGTATAGCTAAAATTATCGCGCCCTCTCAAGAGGAACGTAAAATTGCGACGGCCTCTCTAGCGCCGCTTACTGGTATTTTCCCCAACGGGGTTGATCCCGAAAAAGCGCCGGACCTTCTATATTTTAGTGCAAACGGTGCGGTTGGCGGATTAATCAATAAGAATGATGATGGTATTACAAGTGATACCGCTATAAAGATTAACGGGACCGCATGTAATAAGTATATCTCAATGGACCACGACAAAACAACCGTGGTCGGCGCTATTTTACATACTGGCTTTACCTGTTTTGGTTCAAATGAACCTATTTCGCAAGAGCAAATTGGAGAATTAAAAACTCCGTTTAACATGGCGGTTGGCGGCGTCCTTTGGAAGGCTATCGCGCCAATGGTAACAAAATATATTTACCAAAGCGGCGATTCCGAAGATGACGAGGTTCTATCTTTAAGCTGGGAAATTGCATTCGATTCATATTCCATCGCGGTTGGTAGCAAGAATTTATTTGAAGCCAAGTTTATTCAGCCGGAAGATCAAGAGTTTGAATTCTATAATAGCCTGCTCCGTTGTAACGGCGGCCCCGGTAAAGACAAAAAGGGCCTTCCTGTATATAGAGTAATTCAGGGTGTTGATGGCGTAGAGCCCATTATTCTTGGCTACTCTATCGTCCCAAATCCCGCTGCAGAAGTTAAAGGCATTCTTGCGGTTGAAAACTGTATTAAACCAGAAGTCCAAACAGAGACCGCGAAAGAAATTGTTGAACAAAACAATAAAGAGGCCGCGCAAACGATTTCTCAGGAAAATGAAAAAATAAAAGAAAAAAATATAAACACCTCAAATATCAGTGTAAATAATATTACGACTAATCTTATGAAGATTGAATCTATTGAACAGCTAACCGCCTCTTGGGAAGAAATTCGCAAGCAGGAATCCAGCGCGGCTGTCACCGATTTTGTCGCTTCCATTAAAGATGGGGCTGAAAAATGGGTGGCCGATCTCGCCGCGAAAGAAAGCGCAGTGAAACAGGCTGAAGAGGCCCGCGCCGCTGCTGAAAAACGCGCTACCGAAACCGAACAGGCTCTTGCGCAGATGCGTCAAGAACTTGAACAGATTAAATCGGAAGTTGCGGCCCAGCAAGCTCTTGCAAGCTATAATGAGCGTATGGAGGCTCTTAACGGTGAGTTTGAACTTACCGAAGAGGATAATTCCGTTATCGCCTCAGAAGTTAAAAATATTCGTTCTGACGAGGAATTCGCCGCTTATCAAAAGAAAGCGCGGGTTCTTATGAAAGAAAAGAGTAAGACGAAAAAGGCGGCTGAGAACAAAGAAAAAGAGGGAAAATGTGAAGATAAGCCGGAAGTAAAACCGGAAATCAAAGCGGCAATCGCTTCCGTCACAGAAACTCCCAATCAATCAGTTGTTCCCAACGGTGTCAGTTTCGACGCGGACCTTTTCGCCCAAATGAAATCAGCTTTTGGCTCCGCTGTGAAAATTGACGGCAAGCCAATTTCCGAAGCCAAGTAAATCCTAAACAATAATCTCAACGGAGAAAAAATAAATGCCTACGATTAATACTCGTTTGTACCCCTACCAAGACATTAACGAACATGACGTTATTAGTCTTTATTCGACCCTTAACACGGGTCTCGCCGGCACGCTCGTCAAGATCGTGACTGGTGCCGCTAACCCGCAGAACGCGGACGGTTTCTCGTCTACGGCTGTCGGTGGTAACTATAACACTGCTGGCGTTTACCTGTTCAGCAATCGTTATGAGACCAAGATGAAGGTCGAGCCGACCGCTCCAGGCGACACTGCTTTTAACGCCCTTGGTTTTACCCGCCTCAGCACTCTTGAGACCGATCCGAACGGTCTGCCACTCAAGATGTTCCCGCAGCGCGCCAAAGAACTTGGCGTGGTTGTGTCTGGCGAAACCGTTCCGATTATCACCAATGGTATCATCGGTATTTGGGGTAAATATATTGACCAAGCTAACGGTAGCGTACAGCCGGGCAATCTCGCTGTGGTTTCCGCTTCTGGCGATGGTCGTATTGCGGCTATCAGCCCGAGCAACACCGCTAAATTCGGCGTCACCGGCCAGCTTTATAACCCGAATCAGGTTGTGGGTAAGTTCCTTACCAGCCTCCCGACCGCTACCAATACCGGCCTCAGTAATGAGTTTTCGGCGCAGGGTGGTTATGCTCTCATCAAACTGACCCTCAACGCCTAATAAGAAAGGACAGCTTAAATGAAGAAAATTACTATCGAAAAGAACGAGAAGGTTTCCGCTCTTCTCAAACAGATGGCCGATAAGGACATGCTGAAAGCGATTGCCGCCCGCGAGGCGTTCGCCGCTTTCATCACCCAGCCGATCATGAAAGTGATTGAGTCTGAGGGCGTTATTAGCAACCTGTTCTCGACTTGGACCTACGATTACGGCACCCCCGCCACGATTCCGCTTGATTCGATGTTCGACATCAAACAGGCTGACTTCATCAAAGTGTGGGCGCAGTCTCGTCCGGGTGGTCTCGCCACCTCTCAGGCTTTTGACGTGACCGAGCTTCCCGTCAGCACCTACGCTCTTGAATCTGCCGTTTCGTTCCCGCTCAATTACGTTCGCGCCGCCCGTGTTGACGTGGTTGCCAAGTACCTGCAACGTATGGCGCAGGAGTTTCTTGTCAAGCAGGAAGCTAATTCGTTCGCGGTTCTCGGCGCTATCGGCGCTCAGTCAACCTACCTGAATCGTGGTACGGAAACTTATCAAGTCACCCGTTCCGCCACTCAGGGCACCGTTAAGCCGCAGGACATCAGCCGCCTCGTCACCCTTATGAGTCGTGTGAACAGCTCGTGGGTTGGTGGTACCCCCGCCGGCGCTGGTCGTGCGATTACTACCCTGATCGGTTCGCCCGAATTCATGGAGCAGATTCGTAACATGGCTTTCGAGCCCCTGAGCTCCACCTCCACCCTTGGTGGCCCCGATAAGTTCCGTCAGGACATTTACGAAGCTGTTGGTAATCTGTCTATCTACGGTATGGAACTTATTAATGTGTACGACCTCGGCGTTGGCCAAGCGTATAACATTCTGTTCTCCAACTACGCGGGTTCTAAGACCTACGAAGGCTACGGCAAATCCGGCACCGCCGTGTTCTCGCCGGGTTCTGAGCAGGTTGTTATCGGTATCGACAAGCGCCAAGACTTCCTTGCTCGCCTTGTTGAGAATAACCCCGATGATAATTCTACCCTGACCGTGCAGGCTGATACGCAGTTCACCAACCGTTCGGAAAGCGTCGGCTTCTTCGCTCGTGTTCGTGAGGGTCGCGTTGGTCTCGATGGCCGTAATGTTGTGACCTTGATTTTCTAAGAAATTAGAAGATTTAGGTAGTTAGTTTAATAAAGCCGCCTAGAAATGGGCGGCTTTATTATTTGTTGAATTTTGTATAAAGTTTTTCAAAATAATTTGATAAACACGCTGTGTTTTTGTGTATAAATATGTAGTACACGAAAACGTGTTTTAAAATTGAATCATTATGAACAAAATTCTAAAACTTCTTTATTTAAAAAGAACTCTTTGTTCTGACGGCTCTCATATTTTTGAATTTTGCCCATCAGCAAAAGTTGATAGATTTTTAAACAAATTAAAAAACAAATTGAACGACATTGTGTTCTGGTGGTATGGAATTAGAGTTTATCACCGTCCAAAAGACCTTTCGGATAAAAATGCTAATGTTAAATTTAGATTCACTGGAAATAAATAATTTATGGCAAATAAAAAGAAAAAAGTTCTCGATATTTCGACCGCTAAAGTCGCTGACGGCGCTTTAGCCCCTCGCGCCAAAAGCGCCTATGAAATCTGCGGCATCAGTACGTTTACTTATAAACACCGCACTTTAGCTGAATACCAGACTTATCTACGTAAATTAAACCTTATTCAGCTTCAGGACGAGGCTTACGAACACGGGATTACAGCCG